TATTAGACAAGATGTTTTGTTAAAAACTTTATTAGGTGTACCAAATCTAGTTGATATAGAAAAAATAGCAAAGGCAGAAAGGGATGACCAAAGGAAAGACTAAAAAACAAATACAAGCAGAAGAAAAACACAAAGATTTTCTTATTAAAATTATTGCTGTCATAGGTATTGTTTTGTTTTTGGGAATTTTCATTCAAAATGTAAAAGCAGACACAATCACACACAAATTCAAATCACCAAGTTTTAATGGAGTTGGTACATCAAGTCATTATCTAACCATAGAAAATCAAGAATACACTCGCAAACTTACAATCAAAGAAGAAATAAAGGCCTTGCAGGACGAGATTGAAAGAGAAAAAGAAAACTCAACTCTTGCAAGATTTATGCGTAATCTTGAATCAAGAGTCTATGCAGAACTATCAAGACAACTGGTAAATAACTTATTTGGTGAAACACCATCAAACTCTGGAACTATAACTTTAGAGGGTAATACCATAGAATATACAAGTGATGGCGTTACATTAACTCTTAAAATTACAGAAGCAGATGGCACAGTTACAGAAATTACCATACCTATCGGCACTTTTACTTTCTAGTTGTTCTTTATTTTATCAACTTGAAGATACCTACGAGCAAAGATTTGCAGATAAAGATGTAGTTACAATACAAGATTTACAATCTGTTGATCTTAAAAATGTGCCTTTACCACAAGTCAGTCCAGTAGTTGCTGTTTATCCAACAGCGTTTACAGATCAAACAGGTCAAAGAAAAAGCAATAGTGAGTTTGCTTTGTTTAGTACAGCTATAACTCAACAACCAAATGCTTTACTGATAAGAGCCTTAAAACATGCAGGGGACGGCAAGTTTTTTAGAGTAGTTGAAAGAGTCGGACTAGATAATCTGACCAAAGAAAGGCAGTTAATTAGATCAGCCAGAGAGCAATCAGCTAACGAAGAAGAAAAGAAGAAAGCATTAAGACCTTTATTGTTTGCTGGTATTTTGATTGAAGGTGCAGTCATATCTTATGAAGCTAACCTAGAAAGTGGCGGTACGGGTGCTAGATATTTAGGTATAGGCAACAGCATACAATACAGAGAGGACAATATAACTGTTAGTTTGCGAATGGTATCTGTAGCAACAGGTGAAGTTTTACTAGAAGTATTAAGTCAAAAAACTATATTTAGTTATGGCAAATCAGAAGATGTTTTTAGGTTTGTTGAAGCGAATACTGAACTGGTTGAAATAGAACTTGGAAACGCTAGTAATGAATCATCTACAATAGCTTTGATGAAAGCAATAGAGGGTGGTGTGCTAGAAATAATTGAGACGGGATATGAAAAAAGTTTTTGGATTTTACAAAACAACAACCAAGGAGTAGAATTAAATGATGAAATTAAAGTTGATAAGCCTGATTGTGACGCTGACTGCGTTGACGACATACGCGGCTGATAACGAAATATATGTAGATCAATCTGGTACAGGTGCAAATATTGACCTAGAGCAACTAGGTATATCAAATATTATTGGTGGTCTTAATTCTACAGCTGGCAATCTTACAGCCTTAGATTTAGATGGCAACAGCATGACATTAGATATAAACATGATTGGTGCAACCAACAAGTTTCTAGGAGATATATTTGCTGACACATTTACAGGTTTCTACGAATTTGATGGTGGTACTAATTCTTTTACCATACAAGTAGATCCAACAGATACTTATAGTTCTGATGGCTCGAACCAAAATGTTGATGTCACAGGTAGTGGTAATACATTTACTTTAAATCAAGGCACAACAGCATTAGCTTCACAACTTGATTTAGACTGGATCATTCAAGGATCAAACAACACAATAACCTCAAACATAAACATTGATGGCGCAACCAACTATATGGATATTGATGGTTCTGATAATACTCTTACCTATACAGGCACAGGCGTTACTGCGTCAGCTGGTGGATATTTTTATTTAGATCACACAGGCGGATCAAGAACTTTTAATATTTCACAACTAAGCACCCAAGACAATGACTGGCTTAAAATCATATCCGTTTCTGGTACTGCTGCTTCTACTCTTTGCGTCATTCAAAACGATCAAGGTACAAGCACAAGCTGCTGATATTGGTGACATATCTGAACTAAACGGCACAGCTGAAATAGTCAGAGATAAAACCTACAATGCTGATCTTGATTTTGCTATACAAAGTAATGATGAAGCGATAACCAAAGACGGCCGTATGGCAATCACTTTTCTTGATGAATCTACTGTCAAACTTACAGAATGGTCTGAGTTAGTTATAGACGAATATATATATGACCCAGATCCAAGCAAAGCAAAAATGGCTCTTACCTTTGGTCTTGGTACAGCTAGGTTTATTACAGGTAATCTTAATCGCATAGATAAACAAAACATAACTCTAAAAACGCCAACAGCAAATATAGCAATTCGTGGTACAGACTTTACTGCAACAGTAGATGAACTAGGTAGAAGTTTAATTATTCTTTTACCAGACGCTTTTGGTTTGTCTAGTGGTGAAATCGAAGTTGTTACGGCTATGGGTACTGTCATACTTAATAAACCATACGAAGCAACTACTGTAAGTGTGTTTGAATCAGCGCCCACCAAACCAGTCATTTTAGACCTGACACTAGACATTATTGATAATATGCTAATTGTTTCACCGCCAAAAGAAGAGGCATTGGTCCAGGAAGAAGCTACTACAACGAGAGCAGATAGTGTTTTAGATTTCAATGATTTAGATATAGATTATCTAGCAGAGGATTATTTAGATACTGATAGTTTAGAATTTACCGAACTGGATATTAATTATCTTGATGTAAACTTTCTTGAAGATTTGCTAAATGTGTTAGATGCTTTGGCAATAGATGAAGATGAAGATGTGTTGGCACAAGCAACTAGCACACAAATTGCTGGTACTCTTTTAGGCAAAGATCCAGACACACAAATAACTGCCTTGATTACTGGTAATGTTGTTAGTTTGCGTAGGCAGGTCAATGAAAGCGTAAGAGTGGATTTAGATGGCAGCAACGCTTACACAGTTATTTTGATACAAGACGGAGTATCTAATATAATAAAAATAAACGGCGGAAGCGATAGTGTTATTACTATCACTCAAAGTGATTAAATGAACAAACTGTTATTACCTTTACTTATAATACTTGCACTTCCTATAATCTTTGAAAGCACACCAACAGAAATACTGAAACTAAAAGTGTATGACACTTTTGTTCAAACCCCAGAAGAATCTGGCAATTTTGTAATACTGAACATAACAGAAGAAGATATAGAGCGTGAGGGCGGCTGGCCTCTACCTAGACAAAGATTAGCACAAATACAAGTTGATCTTATTAACGAGGGCGCTATAGGTGTTGGCTGGGTTGTAAGTTTTCCACAAGCAGATCGTATGGGCGGTGATGAAATATTTGCTGAAACTTTGAAGTTTGCTCCATCAGTATTAGCTATGTTTGAAGATGGCAAAGGTAACTATCCAAGTTCACCAGGCACAGTTGTTATGGGTAAAGATAATGGTGGTATAATTTCTTCGGGTGTGAAGGAGAATCTAAATCTACTATCCACACACACACTACAAGGATTAGCCGTTGCACCCACAGATATTGACAACCTAGTTCGCAGAATACCGCTTTTAGTAAAAACACCAAATAACGAATGGATACCTAGTTTTGGTACACAAATATATAAAGCCTTGTTTGATGTAAAAACTTACATTATAAAAACCAATGATAATGGTATTGAAGAAATATCAATACGAGGAATACCACCAGTTAAGACAGATAGCCTTGGTCGTAAATGGATTAGTTGGGTTGATACACCACAAACTACACTTGAAGAAATGCGCGTTGCTAATAAGTTTGTTTTTGTAGGCGTAACTGCCAACGGAGTGATGCCACAAATTGCAACTCCAGTTGGTTTATTAGAGCCACACAAGATCCAGGCTGCATTATCTGAATCAATCTTAATACAAAACTCACCATACATACCTGATTGGTCAAAAGCAGCCGAAATTTTGATTTTGACAATTTTTGTTACTCTGACATGGCTCACAATCAATTATTTCAATGTAGTTAAGGGTGCAAGTATAGTTGTAATTTTCTTGCTCACTACGGGCTTCTCAGGAGTTTTAAGCATTCAAAAAGGCATTTTGTTAGATTTTTCATGGACTTTTGTATCACAAATCTTTACATCTACTATTGCTTTCTATTTAAACTATCAAAAACAATATAAACTGCGTCAGCAGATCAAAAAACAATTTGAACATTATCTTGATCCTAGACAAGTGAAACAATTACAAGATAACCCAGACTTGCTTAAACTTGGTGGCGAAAAAAGATATTGCACATTTTTATTTACAGATGTCAGAGGTTTTACAAACCTATCTGAAAAATTACCACCAGAACAAGTTACAGATATTATGAACAAGGTTTTAACAGAGCAAGTAACTTGCATACAAGCACATGGAGGTATGGTGGATAAATTCATAGGTGATGCTTGTATGGCAATATTTAATGCACCGCTAGACATAGATGAACATGAAAAAAGAGCCGTAGCTTGCGCACAAGATATGCGGACAGCTATACAACTATTACAAAAAACTTTACCAGAACCAGTTGCTATTGGTATTGGTGTAAATACTGGTGAGGCAGTAGTTGGTAACATGGGATCAAATACTAGGTTTGATTATTCAGCCATTGGAGATGCTGTAAATACAGCTGCAAGATTAGAGTCGGCTACCAAAGATGTGGGTGAAGATATATTGATTGGCGAAAATACTGCAAAAAAATGTAATTTTGAGTTAAAATCACTACAACCTATTAAAGTAAAAGGTAAAAAGAACTATTTAAAAATATATTCAGTTTGATGGCAATAAAAAAAATGACAGTAAAGGATGTTGCAGACAGACTTACTAAGTTAGAAACAATATCACATGAGCGCTGGAAAACTGCTTTCAACGAATTTTCTGAAATCAAAGAAGAAATTACAACAATAAACACAACAATAAAAACTGCAACCTTTGGCGTTTTTGGTTTTCTTGGTGCATTATCAATAGCAGTTGTTACATCAATGTTAGTCTAATATGAAAGCTATAATTAAAAATATTGTAGGCGCAGTTGCACCGACTATAGGTTCAGCTATGGGTGGTCCATTAGGAAGTATGGCCATGAATAAGATAGCTGATGTTTTGGGCGTATCAAATGATCCTAAATCTATTCAACAAGCAATACAAAACGCCACACCAGAGCAAATGCTTGAACTTAAAAAAGCAGAGCAAGAGTTTGAAGTACAAATGGAAGAGTTGGGCGTTAAAGTTTTTGAATTAGAAACCCAAGACAAACAACACGCCAGAGGTATGTTCAGTAAAGATTGGACTGCAAGAATTATTGGTCTGTTTACTATAGGTGGATTTCTAGGTTATATATTCTTAGTGACCTTACAACCACCAGAACAAAACTCTGAAGCATTAATCAACCTAGTGCTTGGCTATCTTGGTGGTTTAGCTAGTGCAATCATATCTTTTTATTTTGGTGCTTCACATACGCCTGACGATAAATGACAAGTCCTGATGCTTTTGTTTATAAAGTAACTTTAGAAAAAGTTATTGATGGAGATACTGTGCGATTGAAAACTATTGATCTTGGTTTTTCTGTTCAACTGCATAAAAAATCTGTGCGTATTGCAGGTATTGACACTCCAGAATCACGGATCAATACCAAAAGACAACCGCATAGAACAAAAGAAAAAGAGCTTGGTTTGTTAGCAAAATCAAAACTTAAAGAATGGTTGGTTGGAGATATTACATTGAAATCCTACGGAACTGATAAATATGGTAGAGTATTAGGTGATATATTTTGCGAAAAAGGAAATGTTGCTGAATTACTTAAAAAATGTAATCTTGCCGTTGACTACGACGGCGGGACAAAAACAAAAGTCTGGGGGGAGTAATATGAATATATCACAAGAGGGCTTGTCACTAATTAAAAAGTTTGAGGGCTGTAAACTAGAATCTTATAAATGTGCTGCTGGTGTTTGGACTATTGGGTTTGGTTCAACTAGCGGTGTAGAAGAAGGTATGGAAATATCACAAGAAAGAGCAGATATGTTGTTACTTGAAGATGTAGAAGTTTTTGAAGAAACTGTAAATAATTTAGTAGAAGTAGATTTAGAACAAAATCAATTTGATGCTCTCGTAGCATGGTGTTTCAATATTGGACCTACTAACGCTAAGTCAAGTAGTGCTATCCGTTTATTAAATGAGCGCAAATATGATGAAGTTCCTGCCTCAATGCGTTTATGGAATAAAATAACTGTTGATGGGCAGAAGCAAGTATCTCAAGGTTTAGTTAGAAGAAGAGAAGCAGAATCACTATTGTTTACAGGCGAAGATTGGAGTAAAGTGTAGCTATGAGTATAGGAATGTTACCACCAAACATAGAAGATATTAATTTACCACCTGTAAATTTACCCCCTGTTGTCACACCAACAGTAGATCCAAATTTTGCAAGCGGTTTTAATTATGCAAGATCAATAGCTGGCGGATTGCCAATGGAACAAGTTATCGCACCAGGCGTAAGTTTTTCACCAGAACAACCAGGTGGTTTTACGCAAGCACAACTTGGTCCAGTAATGACAGATATGGCAAACATTGTTACAGACGCACCACCAGACATGCCATTTAGTGACGCTGATGCACCTGATTATGGAAACTTACCGCCTAATATCATTGGTGGTGGAATGGGTGATAACATTACAATATTACAAGATCAAATGCGTTTTCCTCCGCCAATAGATATTTTAGGAGGTTTTAATTTTGTGCCTCAAATAGATGTAGATGCTTTGCGACAAGGTTTGCGTGATGAGATAACATCATTGATACCACCACAAGAGCAACCAGATTTAACAAAATTTATATCAAGGGATGAAATTGATACTTTGTTATCGCAAGGTCCTACTGGAGGTAGGCTCTCTATAGAACGACAAGATATGCCTGACATACCAGATGTTTCAAAGTTTGTAACACAAAAAGATATTGACCAAGCAATACAAAACATTGATATACCAAATATGCCAATGATGCCTGATTTAACACCTTTCGACCAAAGATTAGCAAGTCTTGAACAAGGTCTGTTAAATTTACAGCAAACACCAGATGGCGGTAGATTTTCAATAGAGCGTCAAGATCCAATGGGCTTGTTTTTATGAGCATAACGCATGAAGAAGCTGTAAAAGCTGCACAAGCTGAAGCAATACTAGATTCTGATGTTTTTAAAGAAGCACTAGAAAATTTAAAAAACGAATATACAAATATTTGGTTAAACACCAGAGATATTAAAGATACACAAATTAGAGAAGATTTACACAGATCATTACTATTATTACCTGAAGTAGAACGGCATCTACGCATTATGGTAGAAAAAGGTAAACTCACAAAAACACACATAAACAAAATTAGAAATATAGGATAAATATTCCCTTTTTGTAGAATATTGGTTTAAAATATTCATAAATACAGTAAAGGAGTATTTATATGGCAACAACGGAAAAACCGACTGCACTTAAAACAGAAGGCGAAACAACTACCGCTATGTTTGAAAGTTTTTTAACCCCCGAAGAGGATAAGGCAGAAGAGCAAGTAAACGAAGAAGTTGAGGTGGTGGAAACACCTACCGAAGATGTCCCTGAAGTAGAGGAAGAAGAAACTGAAACTCTTGAAGAAGATGTAGAAGTTGAAGAAGAACCTATAGAAGAGGACGAAAATTTAGATGAAGAACAAACAAATATTGAAGAGGAAATTGAGCAACCTCAAATGTTTACAGTCAATGTAAACGGAATTGAACAAGAGGTCACGCAAGAAGAACTTATCAATGGCTATTCTCGTCAGCAAGATTATACGCGCAAAACACAAGAACTCTCCCAACAGCGAAAAACTGTAGAAGAGCAAGCCAAAGAAGTAGCGCAAAGGGATGCGATTTATTCGCAGTTGTTACCGAAGATGGAAGCCCAATTAAAGGGCGAAATGGCAAACGAGCCAGACTGGGACACACTTTATAAAGATGATCCTGTTGGTTATGTTCGCGAAAAGCAACTTTGGGATGAAAAAAAAGAAAAATTGAACGCAGTAAGTGCTGAACAGGAAAGAATCAAACAAGAGGAAATCCAAAAACAGCAACAACTTATAAAACAACAAGTTGAATACGGCAATCAAAGACTCATGGAACTTATCCCAGAATGGCAAAACCCAGAGGTTGCTGCCAAAGAAAAAGCTGCTATAAGCGAGTATGCTATTAAAGTGTTGGAATATACACCGCAAGAGATACAACAGGTTTATGATTATCGTGCTTTACTTGGTTTGAGAAATGCTTGGCTTAACTCTAAAACAGTTGCAGCCACAAAGAAAAAACCAACACAAAAAGCACCAGCAAGAAAGGTGGCACGGCCTGGTACGACAAACCGACCAAAAACGGCAACTCCTGTGACTAAAGCAAAACAAAGGTTGGCTAAGTCTGGAAAAATTACAGATGCGGCTAAAGTATTTGAAAAAATATTATAATTTTTAAGGAGTAAAAAAATGGCAAAAGTAACTAACGCTTTTGATACATATACTGCTACCGCTGATAGGGAACAGCTAAGTGATATAATTTACAACATATCACCAATGCAAACACCTTTTCTATCAAGTGTTGGTACAAGTAATGTAAGTAATGTGGTCTTTGACTGGCAAACAGAAAGTTTACCAACTCCATCCTCAACTGGACAGTTAGAGGGTTTTGAGTTAAGTAGATCAGCTTCTACTGCTACTGTCAGAGAAAGTAATGTATGTATGATCTCTTCAAGAGATGCAACAGTAACAGGATCGCAAGAGGCATCTGATGCAGCTGGCAAAAATTCTGAAATGGCTCACCAATTAGCTTTGATGGCAAAAGCCCTCAAAAGAGATATGGAAGAAGCTCTTACACAGAATATTGCTAAGAACGCAGGTGCAGCTGGAACTGTTAGACAAACAAGATCTTTAGAATCATGGTATGCAACCAATGTTAATAAAGCATCTGACGGCGCTAACGGATCTGCTTCTGCTGCTAGAACTGATGGTACTAAAAGAGACTTAACTGAAGCCTTATTAAAAGATGTTCAGCAACAATGTTTTACAAATGGAGCTGAGCCATCAATCTTATTGTGTGGACCATATAACAAATCTGTTATTTCTGGTTTCACAGGTAGATCACAGGCTAGACAGTTTGTGGATGCAAACACTAT